GGACGAGCTTGCTTAACTATCAAGGCGAACCAGAGTATTTGGACACGATTATGCGTGCGAAAGCAAAAGTTGAGGAATATGCCGAGCGGAGGCTGTTCGACAAAGACGGTGCAAACGGTGCGAAATTTAGTCTTGCAAACAATTTTAAGTCATGGCGAGAAAAGCCGGACGGTATGGAGCTAACTCAAAACATGACTATAAGGGTTGAGTTGACCGATGACTAAACAAATGACGCTAGAGATACCCAAGAAGGCTTTCAATGAGTGCTATGTGCCTTGTTTATATAACGAGGACAGATATTTAGTTTTGTACGGGGGAGCAGGATCGGGGAAGTCTGTCTTTATAGCACAGCGCATCATCATGAGATCCTTCGAGCGCAAGATGTGTAATCTCATGGTTGTTCGTGCTGTAGACAATACAAACCGAGATAGTACCTTTGCTCTACTTAAACAGATAATCAACAAGTGGAACTTGGGAAAGTATTTCAAGGTGAACAACAGCGACTTGAGAATAACAAACCTTCTGACGCTTAACGAGATTATCTTCAAGGGCCTTAACGATTCAGAACGCTTGAAGTCTGTTACCTTCGCCAAGGGTGAACTTACAGATGTATGGATTGAAGAAGCATCTGAGGTGCTGGAAGAAGATTTCAACCAGATTGATGTGCGACTTCGTGGTAAAGGCGTTAAGAAGCAGATTGTGATTTCATTTAACCCTGTAGATGTGAATCATTGGCTTAAAAAGCGTTTCTTTGACCGCAAGAGCGATAACGTGACTATCGTGCATACCACATACAAGGACAACAACTTTCTTGATGATGATTATATTAAGCTGCTGGAAAGCTACAAAGAGCTAGACCCATACTATTACGCTGTGTACTGCCTTGGGCAATGGGGCGTATACGGCAAAACGGTATTTAATGCTCAGATTGTTTCGGAGCGATTGACGCAGCTACAGGGACCTATCAGAACAGGTTTCTTTACTTACATTGACACGGGTACCGGCATTAAGGATATTGAATGGCATGACGACCATGGCGGATACATTGCAATCTATGAGGAACCCAAGAAGGACTACCCTTATGTGATTGGTGGCGATACTGCTGGCGAGGGCAGCGATTTCTTCGCAGGGCATGTGCTGGACAACACGACTGGAAAGCAAGTGGCTGTACTACATCATAAGTTTGACGAGGACATTTACGCTAGGCAGATGTATTGCTTGGGGATGCACTATAACACGGCAATGATCGGCATAGAGGCTAACTTCTCTACTCATCCGATCAGAGAGCTGGAGCGCTTGCGGTATCCGAGAATGTATGTGCGTGAAACCATTGACAGCTACACACACAAGCCACAAGAGGCTTTTGGCTTTAAGACCACGATGGCGACAAGACCGGTTATCATTGCTAATCTAGTGGCGGTAGCGAGAGAAAGCATAGAGCTTTTTAATGATGAAAAGACGCTACATGAGATGCTAACCTTTGTGCGGAATGAAAAAGGCCGCCCAGAAGCGCAGAACGGCGCACATGACGACTTAATCATATCCCTAGCTATCGCACATCACATAAGACCAAGCCACTCTATGAGGGTGGAGAAGAAGGCTAAGATCGGAACATACACGCCAAGCATGTTGGAGGATTGGAACAACTCTGATGCTGAGATGAAGAAGATAATGGAGGAGCGATATGGCAGACCATATTAAGAACAAGCTGAAAGAGTGGCAGGAACGATACCAAACCGCCCTGTATCACTATGGGGAGGAACGAAACAACTTCCGCAATTGGGAAAAGCAATTCAACGGCAGCAAGGAGATACCGGGGGGAATGGATGCGACAAGCGTTTATAACTTTACCCGGGAACTTGTTGAATCTCAGATTGATAGCAACATCCCAATGCCTGCGGTTCAGCCTAGACGGGCTTCGGTTCGCAATAGAGAACTTGCAGACACCATTACGGCTGCTATACGTTGTGAACTAGATAGAATGTCCTCAGAGGCGTTTAATGATCTGGACGAGCGTGTTTCTCGTATCATGGGCGGCTCTATTTACTTAACCGAATGGGATAACGCACAAAAAACTCATGATACCGTTGGGGAGATCGCAAACAGGCTTGTAACGCCCCTAGAGTTTATCCCACAAGAAACCGTTTACGACATAGACCGAATGGACCACTTCTTCCTTGCTTTTGAAGAAACGAAGTCACGAATTAAGGCCAAATATGGCAAGGATGTTGAGGGTGAAACCATTGACCCGACTGTGAGTGACCGAGACTTTTCCGCTTCGGAAGAACTTGTAACGCAGTTTGTGTGCTTCTACAAGGAGAACGGAGAAGTCGGTTGCATATCGTGGGCTGGTGATACCCTCCTATTCAATGAGAAGAACTACTTCGCCCGGAAAGACAACGTGTGCGCTAACTGCGGCAAGACGCAGGCCCCGGATGAAAAGGAATGCATCTGTGGTTCCACTGAGTGGGAGAAAAGAGATCGGGAGTATGAGCGGCTAAAGCGTGATGTTGTCCGCTCTGATGGCCTTATCATTCCGGCTATGTCCCCGGTACGGGAGAACGGCGAAATCGTCATGGAGGAATACCAAGAGCCTGTAGTTGACCCGTTCACCGGGCAAGAACTGTATGAGCGAGTTTTGCAAGACGGCCTGCCTGTAGGGGAACAACCTGTTATGCAAACCAAGCTGCGGCCTGCTATGGAGCCTACAAGGATTCCGTATTATGTGCCGAAGGGCTTTCCTATCGCGGTGCGGCGTAACACTTCTGTATATCAGCGGTTCTTTGGTGAGAGTGATTGCGCTGTTATTAAGGAACAGCAGATACAAGCCAATAAGGCAATGACGAAGATTGATAAGAAAATTGGCATGACATCTGAATTTTTCACCAAGCCAGAGGACTTAAATTTCAAATTCTCTAATGACGCAAGAGAGGGAGGCGTGCTGAACGTACAGAATCCCACTCAAATGCAAATGATTAAAGCACTTTCATTGCAGTTTGATATGGGCGCTGAGTATGCGGTTATTGAAGCGGCCTATTACCAAGCTAAGAGCCTACTAGGTGTCACTGATACATTCCAAGGTAAGGCAGACCCCACGGCAACGAGCGGCAAGGCCAAGGAAATCCAAGTGGCACAATCCGCAGGCATTCAGATGTCCAAGCGCGTTATGAAAAACGCTGCTTATGCTGACCTATTCCGCAATATGTTTTGGTTCCTGCTTGCCTTTGCAGACGAGCCAAGGGTTTATACAACCATTGACCACAACGGAAAGCAAGTCGAGAAGGTATTCAACCGCTATGACTTCTTAGAACAGGATGAATGGGGCAACTGGTACTATAACGACGATTTTATTTTCAGCGTTGACCAAGCCGGAGCCATGCAGAATGACAAGCAATTCCTTCTGGAAGATGTGCGTGTAGATTTTAATATGGGTGCTTTTGGTGACCCGGCCGACCCTGAAACCATGTTGCGCTATTGGGAGGAAAAAGAGGTTCTAGGCTATCCCAATGCTAAGCGGATGGTAAAGCGTTGGGAGGATAAAATAGAGGCCTTTAGGCAGATGCAGAAGGCCGAGGCACAAGCCGCGCAGCAACAGAGCGAAGCGGAGCGTAGGCTTTTGGAGAATATGACCGCTGGTGGTATGTTGAATGGAGGTGGTGAAGTCATATGATTTGTTCCAAGTGCGGAGTAGCAATGATGATGCTAAGAGCGGATTTTAAGGTGAGCGGTGATGATTCGCCGGAAACCGAAACCAAATTATCGCAAGTACCTGTTTTTGAGTGCATCAATGATAGATGCACAGAGTACCGCAAAGAAGTTACCGGGGAACCTAACCCCATTGAGTTAGGTAAAGTTTAAGGTGCAGGAGGAGTAACAAATGGAAAAGTTAAGCACAATCCAGAAGCGTGAAAAGCTGAACGAAGTATTTTCGATTGACGAGAAAGGCCCTGGTGGTGCACATCACCAATACAGCATTTCCACTCAAGATGAACCGTCTACGGTTCTGGCGGTATTTTCGTTCCAATGCGGCCCCAGAAAAGACCCAAACTCTTTGCATGGCGTGATTGATAGCGATTTGCTAGAGATCGTTCGTCATCGTCTGCAATGCTTCCAAGCTGGCGAGTTTGCAACAAGAGAAAACGCTATTGCTTTAACCCACGTTGAAGAAGCTCTTATGTGGATGAATAGGCGTGTAGAAGATCGCATTGAGCGAAACGTGCTAGGCACATACAACAAGTAGTTTAACGGCCACAAACCAAGGCCAGAAAGGACACAGCAATGTTTATTGAAGATGATCTGAGAGAAGAAACCATTCTCGATGAAACCGCAGAGGAAGTTGAGGAAGCCACTCTGGACACCACAGAGGAAGGCGCAGAAGAACAGCAAGACCATGCCGAGCCGCAGGGCGATGCACAAGCCCAAACTGAGCCGAAGTACAAGGTGAAGTATAACGGCAAAGAAATGGAATTGCCTGTCGAGGACCTGACTACCTACGCACAAAAGGGCATGAATTACGATCATGTTCACGAGGACCTTGTGAAAACTCGCGAGGCAAGCAAAAAGACCCAAACACAGCTAGAGCGCCTCACTTCCGTATTAAACCAATTCGGATATGCAGGTAGCCCACAAGAGATTGCTGATATGCTTGAAGCACAGAGCCGGGAAATCGAGCCGGAGCAAGTGCGTGCAGAGCGTGAAGCGGAAGAAGCAGCAGAATTAGCCCGGCTTGAAGCAGCGGAGGCAAAGAAAGAGATTGAGCGTATCCGCATTGAGGCGGTTATGGCCCAAGACCTTTCTGAGATTCGCAAGCTTGACCCTAACATTAAAACCTTAAATGATCTAGGGGAAA